ATATTAATCCTAAAGGAACAGGAGTTCTTAAATCAGGATCTGGTGCAGTTAAAATTGCAGGTTTGGAGACTATGTGGGTTCCAGCAGCAGCGATGTATGGAGCTACAACTAACCCAGCAGACGCACAACAAGTTGAAACAACAGCTTTAAGACCTGATATGAAAGTATTAGATTTTGATGCAGGTACAGATCAGTTCGCACAATTTTCAGTAGCTTTTCCTAAATCATGGAATGAAGGCACAATAACTTATCAAGTATACTGGACTCCGGCTTCTACTAATACAGGAAACTGTATTTTTGGATTACAAGGAGTTTCTTGTGGTGATAGTGATACTATTGATGTTGCTTATGGAACTGCAATAAATATTACAGATGCTGGTATAGGAACAGTTGAAGATCAACAAGTTTCAGCTGTAAGTAGTGCAGTTACAATTGCAGGATCTCCTGCGGTAGATCAACTAACTTACTTTCAATTATTTAGAGATGCAAACGCAGGTGGAGATACATTTAGTGCCGACGCAAGAGTTCTAGGTATCAAAATATTCTTTACTACTGATGCAGCTAACGACGCATAAGGAATTAGAATATGAGAGATTTAAAAAATAAACTTACATCAAGTAAGAATACAAAAAATACACAATCAAGAAGAGGTAAATCTTTTGGTTATCAAGTCTTAGGATTTGGTGCTGGAGGTGGTGGAAATCCTTTTGTTGAAGCAACAGGTGGAACAATCACGACTGTCGATACAGATTACAAAGTACACACATTTACAGGGAATGGAACTTTTGAAGTTACTAACGAAGGTGCCGGAGTAGTATCTTATATGGTAGTAGCTGGTGGCGGTGGCGGTGGTAGACAAGATGCAGGTGGAGGTGGTGCTGGTGGTTTTAGAGAAGGATATACTCCAGGAACATATACAGCAAGTCCATTAGCAACAAGTGCTTTACCCGTTACAGCACAATCATATTCAATTACAGTAGGTGGTGGTGGAGCAGGTAGACCATCACAACCCGCTCAAGGAGGTGGAAGGGGGGTATCTTCAACTTTTTCAAGCATAACATCAACCGGCGGTGGCGGTGGCGCAGGTGCTCCTGCTTCTTCTGCACCTTATGGTCCTGGCGGATCAGGAGGAGGTGGTCGTAGAGATGGTAATGGATGTGGTGGAGGAACTGGAAACACTCCTCCAGTAAGTCCAGCTCAAGGTACTAATGGTGGAACTCCTAATTCTTTTCCTGGACCTCGAGGTTGGGAAGGTGCAGGTGGTGGCGGTGGAGCAACTGTTGCTGGACAAGGTGGTGACGGAGGGTCACCTTCAGCTGAAAGAGCAGGTAATGGAGGAAATGGTGCAACAACTTATATTAATGGATCACCAACTGTATTTGCAGGTGGTGGCGGTGGTGGTGCTGAAGGTAGTTCACCAAATTGTTTTGGAATAGGTGGAACTGGTGGTGGCGGTGTAGGTTCTAATCCAGGTAGAGCAGCAACTTCAGGAACCGATAATTTAGGTGGTGGCGGTGGTGGTGTAGGAACTCCTCCAGCTTCTGGCGGTGGCGGTTCAGGTATAGTAATTATAAGGTACAAATTTCAATAGGAAAATAATATGGCACATTTTGCAAAAATATCAGATACATCAGAAGTTCTTTCAGTTCATGTAGTTAATAATACCGATACACTTAACGCTGATGGTATTGAAGATGAAACTGTAGGGCAACAATATTTAGAAATACACAGCAACTGGCCTGCACAAATGTGGATTCAAACTTCATATAACACAGGAAACAACACCCATGCATTAGGTGGAACTCCGTTCAGAGGAAATTATGCAGGGATTGGTTATACTTGGGATAACATTAATCAAATTTTTTGGCCTGAAAAAAATTATGAGTCTTGGGTAAAAAATATTTCTGAAGCTAGATGGCAATCACCTATTGGTGATGAACCTGTTTTAACAGCTGAACAAACTTCTCAAAATGAAGCTAAAACTCATATGTGGGGATACGTTTGGAATGAAGCTAATACAACTTGGGACTTGACAGATAGATTAGCATAAATTAAAAATGGTGGTGGTATGCATAAGAAAGTATTAACAGAACAATCATTATATTTTGGAGATGTTTCGATGCCGGAACATTGGGAAATAGATAGAACTGAATTATCCCACCACATTTTACATTCTAGTCTAACTGATGAAGAACTACAATTTTCAAAAACTTATGATAAATTAAATACTTATATAAAAGATTTTATTGGTCTTAAACACAACATCAATCTAGTTAACAAAGAAACGTGGGGAAATATTTATAAACCCAATGAGACAACAATTCCTTTATTAAATATAGATCCGGTGGATCTACGTAACTCTGCAGACTTTACATTACTTTATGGTGTTAAAGTTAAAGACTGTATGGTTCGAATACATTATGAAGATAACAGACGTAAAGGTAGAAGTTGGGATATAAAACTTAAAGACAATATGTTTATTATGTTTCCCTCAACTAATATGTATTACCTAACTAACAACCAAAAAGATTCATTAAACTTTATACAAACAATAACTTATGAATATATCTAATTACTATTGGTATTTTAAATCAGCAGTACCACTAAAAATTTGTGATGACATTATAAAATATGGTTTATCTAAGTCGGAAACTATGGCAAGAACAGGGGGTTATAGTGATGATAAATTAACTAAAAATCAAATTAAAGATATAAAAAGAAAAAGAAATTCTGATTTAGTTTGGTTAGATGATCCTTGGATTTATAAAGAACTACATCCTTATATCCACGAAGCCAATAAATCTGCAGGTTGGAATTATGAGTGGGATAGAAGTGAATCTTGTCAATTTACAAAATATAAACTTAATCAATACTACGATTGGCATTGTGATGGTTGGGATAAACCTTATGAAAAAAAAGGTCTAAACAATGGTAAAATTAGAAAACTATCTATGACTTGTCAATTAACAGATGGTTCAGAATATGAAGGTGGAGAACTAGAATTTGATTTTAGAAACTATGACCCACATATGAGAGAAGAAGCTAAACATCTTAAACAAGCAAAAGAGATACTTCCTAAAGGATCTATTATTGTATTTCCATCATTTGTATGGCATAGAGTTAAACCCGTAACGAAAGGAACTAGATACTCATTGGTGATGTGGAACCTTGGATATCCATTTAAATAATATGTTTATAAATAATTATTTTAATACAACTATTTGGTCAGAACAAAAACCAGAGTTTATAAAATCTTTAACTAAAGCATCTAACAAATATATTAAAGCTGCTAAAAATACTTTGGAAGCTAAAGCACATATAAAAAAATTTGGTGATTTTGGAAGAAGTTATCATTCAACACCCCTTACAGCTGACAATGATTTTATAGATTTTAGAAATTACATTGGTCAAAAGTCTTGGGAATATTTAGATCATCAAGGTTATGATATGCAACAGTATACAACTATGTTTAGTGAGATGTGGGTACAAGAGTTTGCTAAAAAAGGTGGTGGTCATCATTCAGCACACGTACATTGGAATCAACACGTATCAGGTTTTTATTTTTTAAAAGCAAATGAAAAAACATCAATGCCAATATTTCACGAACCAAGAACAGGAGCACGTGCTACAAAATTAAAAATGAAACCTAATTTAAAAGATATTCTTAATGGAAATGATCTTGTTCACTATAGACCTCAACCCGGTACTCTACTTATTTTTCCTGGTTTTTTAGAACATGAATTTTCAATAGATCATGGTAAAGAACCTTTTAGATTTATACACTGGAATATTCAAGCAATTCCAAAAGGAATGGCCAAAGATGATTAAAGTTATTGACAATTTTTTAGATATAGATGATTTTAATCAAATGAAAGAAGTTATGTTAGGAGATAATTTTCCCTGGTACTATAACGATATTATTACTAATAAAAAAGATTCAAGTGATAAATTTTATTTTATACATAATTTTTTTAAAGATCTATCAATTACAGATACTCCAGGTATTTCAAGTGAATATTTTTATTTATTAAAAGGTATTATAAAAAAAATAAACTGTAAAAGTATTTTAAGAATAAAAGCAAATCTACATTTAAATATTAATAAAAAACAAATAAATCAACCACATGTTGATTATCATTTTGTACACAAAGGATGTCTTTTTTATCTAAATAACAACAATGGGTTTACTTCTTTTGGTAAAGAAAAAGTAAATCCTAAAGAAAATAGAGTAGTTTTTTTTAATCCAAACGAAGAACATTCAAGCAGTCTTTGTACCGATAAAAAAAGAAGAATTAATATTAACTTTAATTATTTTTAATATGAGTTTTAAAAAAAATAAATACGTAGTTATTAAAAATGCTATATCAAAAGACTTGGCTAGCTTTGTTGCAAATTATTTTATGATGCAAAAACAAGTTTATGATACTTGTAGGAACGCTAAATACATTTCACCTTATGAAAATATTATAGGTCACTATGAAAGTAAAAGTGATCAAATACCAGAAACTTATAGTCACTATTCTAATATTGCTATGGAAACTTTATTATTAAAATGTCAACCAGAAATGGAAAAAGTAACAGGTCTTAAATTATATCCAGCTTATACATATGCAAGAATTTATAAAAAAGGTGATGAACTTAAAAGACATAAAGATAGATTTAGTTGTGAAATATCTACGACTATGAATCTTGGTGGTGATGATTGGCCTATATATTTAAGTCCAAATGAAAATGTTGGACCACCAGATGGTAAAAATATTACATTATCTAGCAAAGCAAAAGGAATTAAAGTAGATTTAAAACCAGGAGATATGCTAGTTTATAGCGGTGTAGAATTAGAGCATTGGCGAAATAAATTTAGAGGTAAAGAATGCGTTCAAGTATTTTTACATTATAACAATCGTAAAACCTGGGGTGCTAGAGATAATATGTTTGACAAGCGTCCACATTTAGGTCTTCCTTCGTGGTTTAGTAGAAACTACAAACCTGAATAAACCTATACATTTAGGTCTTCCTTCTTGGTTTAAACGATGATATAGTCTTTAGATGGAGACAGGGCACCACCACATACCCCCTGTCTCCTTTTAAGGATTTATATGTTACAAAAATTAGGATTTTTACCAGGATTCAACAAACAAGTTACATCTACGGGTGCTGAGTCGCAATGGACAGGCGGTACAAATGTACGTTTTAGATATGGTACACCTGAAAAAATAGGTGGTTGGTCTCAATTAGGGAATAGTAAATTAACAGGTGCAACTAGAGGTTTGCATCACATGGTTAATAAAGAAGGTATTAAGTACGCAGCTATTGGCACTAACAGGATTTTATATGTTTACTCGGGAGAAGTGTATTATGATATTCATCCTTTAACTAATCCATCAGGCACAGCTATTACAAGTGCATTTAGCACGACTAACGGATCACCAACTGTTACTATTTCATT